AAACATCAGCTTTGCTGACTGCTGAGTGCCGTGACTTAAAATGCGTGACCACACAAGTTTTGGTGTGACCAACATTCCGCCGATCTTTGCATCCTCGTCGTACTTGCCAAAAATAATTGGAATCGGCGATGCGTAATCTGCCAGCTCATTTAATGTGTCAAAACCACGGCTGGGCACAAAACGACTTGGGCCTGTAACATCGCCGAGATCTATTGACTTTGCCTTGGACGCACCAGGCATCTTCGGCTTTGGTGTCAGCAGATAAGCAACACCAGTCAACACAAGGCTGATTGCTAGGTTGACCAGAATTGCTGTTGTTGTTGCAGGTTCGCAAACAATATCTGGGATATGGTCATACGCAGCAGGTCTTACCGCTCCACGACGCTTGGCCTCAGCTACAAACTGCCGATACTCTTCCTCTGTTATCCCTATCGTTTCAATTAACTGCCTTTCGTACGGAAGCAGTGGTACGTCGCAAATAGTCGGACCGAAGACCACTGAATCTTTTCCGACATTCGATTGACGTACAAGATCCCCGTTTGCCATGTGACCGCAAATGCCCAAGATTGCTGCGGCAGCAGCAGAATGTCCCCATCATACTCTGGCTTTTTTACACGGTCACCCCAGCGCATCAAGTCACGGCAGATCGACCACTTGCTTGCTTCGTACCAAGACTGCTTAAACGGTGGCGCGTCTATGTTCAACCGCTCCAAAACCTCATAGCACAAATGTATGCAGTCGATATAGCCGTCACTGCCATCAGCGCCAAGCCGATACGGCATCCCAATTAAATCACTGCAGTCTGACACTGTTGCTGATCGGCAAATTGCCTACAAGGTCTTGCGTTAGTGATCGTCTTGGAATATCCGTTCCAACAGCGTCTAGGACTGAGCTTAACTCTAGGTTAAGCGATGTATTATCCCATTGACCTCCGGTAACCTGACCTGTAAATGTATGCACAATAGTATGCGTAGCAGTGGGTCCAGTTTCAGGGTCAGTGTCCTCAATAATCAACACATCGACCTTGGCAATAGCAAAATTATCAATCGCATCGATTGCAAAAGAGCGCGTTAACTCATTGTTTGGGAAAACAAGGGTTGATTCTAAGCCGTCACCTGAGCGGTTCACTGTGACACCAGAGAAACCAAACGGTGCAAATGTGTAGCTTAAGCCAGGAGCATTTATTGCACGTTGCGCTGGATTTGCGTGGATAATTTCTTTGCCGATAAAAAAGTTTTGAAACCTGATATTTTCTTCAAATTTTGCAACGCCTCTCAGCAGAAACCTACAAGCGTGTCCAAGAGCAAACTGTGTCACATTCCCAGCCTCCTACGAGTGCCACTGCTCATCTGCAGTCGCTTGAGTGTTTGCTGNTCACCTTGTCTAGCACCTTGATTAGCCGCTTGCTGCATACCTTGCTGGAACTGATCAGCGGTCACATAATCAACNNTNTTGATCCGTTCCACTGTATAGCGAACATCGATTGGCGTGGCAACTGCTGTTCCACTACCTTCACCTGACGTACCAGAACCACCTGCTTCTGGAATAACGGAACCACCGCGAGCACCACGTGAATAACGCGCCATGCTTTCACGCATCTTGCTTTCAGGGATGATGTACTCAGGTTCACCGCCTTCACCAACCAGTGCGCGAGTAGGACCAGAAACATAACCACCTTCGGCAAATTCACCAGGCAGTGACCCAAACGGCATTTCACCAGGATTTGCTATTTGCGGCAATGGGCTGCCACCAGCATTTGCATCACCTGCATCAGGAGCGCCTAAGCCGACACCCAAAGCCTTCATGATCAGGCCATAGGCAATCATTGCTAGCTGCTTCGCAATAATCTGAGCCGCCATATTCATAAAGTGCTCAGCAACAGACGAAAGCATGTCTGCAATCGCCTGATCAGCACTCTTCGTGCCATTGATGACACTTGTGATTGCAGTGCTGAACGCATTACCAAAGGCGGTGGCAGCCGCAGCAGCTTGATTTTGCTTATCAAGTAATTTGTCCAGTTCTTCTTGCATTTGCACGCCTGGATCATTCTTGCGTCGCTCTTCTTCTGCTTTTGCTAAAGCGTCTTGGGCCTCTTTCTGATCTTCCAATGCCTTGACTCGTTTTAAGTCTGCAATCAAAAGTTCAGCGCCGTTATCTTTGAATTTTTCTTGAATATCAGCAATCTGATGCTGGAGTTTTACTTCATCTTCGTTTCCATTCAACCGAGCTTCAGCAAGTTCAACTGCACGTTGTGAAGACTGGAAAGCATCAGCAAGTAATTCACCCTGCTTTTCAATCTCTGCATTTGCTTTTGCTTCTGCTTGTAAGTATTTTTGCGCCGCATTGATTCTATTTTGCAACTGCCGCATCCGTTCTTGTTCAACCCCTTGTCCCGGCGGTTTAGGCAAAGTTTGCTGTGAAGGGTCTAACGGTTGATCTTCTGGCAGAAATCCTCCGCCATCCATCATGTCGCCAAAATCCGGAGGCAACTGCGCTTCACCCATTAACCGTAAAAACTTATACCCAAGTTCAAGAGTTCTAACAAACGGAACAAGATTTTTTGTAGTTTCAAAAATCCTGTTAGACAGGTCTTCAAGAGAAATATCAACCTCTGGCAATCCAGTTGCTACTTGACCAATAACTGTATTCCAAAACTGAAATTCTTTCCTTAATTCTTCCACCTGTCCGGTCGCAAAATCTGCAACCTCAGCAAGTGTTTGAAGTGATTGTATTGCTGCTGGCAAAGTTAAATTGCCAAGTGCTTCCTGCAAATCACGCAGTGATTCGTTAAGCGTGTCCTGTGCGCCTGCATATCCCGCTGAGCCCGCAGCTTCTGCTGCACCACCATATTGCGCTTCAATTTCGTTTAAGATTAAGTTTTGAGCCTCAAGTAAACGCCCAGATTCTTGCAAAGTTTTAATTTGCTCTTTTTGCTGGTCTGTGAAGACTGTGCCGCTCCTTGCTAAATCAGTAACACGCCTTGAAGGATCTTCCAATGCTTTCGACAGCTGCATCAATGCAGACCGGACATCTTGTCCTGTTGTTTCTGCTAAATCTGCCGCTGCAGTTGCTACGCGTTCATAACTATCAACACCGATTCGCCTAAATGAAGTCAGCAGCGTAAACCCAGCCGTGAAATCCTCTTCATCAAATAAAGTTTGTCTACCAAGACGATCTGCAGCAGAAGCTAATTGATCCACTTCCGCTTGCGTTTGGCCTAGTCGTTTAAGACCTGCCGCCAATGTTGCGACCTGAGCCTGTCGTTCGCCAGCAATGTTCAAGCTGCGATTCAGCAGAGTGGTGGCACCTACAAGGGCCACCATTGGTGCAACGGTTGTGCGTAAGGCAACACCCATTCGCTGAATGTTGCCTGTGGCAGTACCAGCAGCTTTTCCTGTTGATACAAAACGACCGTTTGCATCACGCAATCGACCATTTGTTTTCTGAACAGTTTGCTCTAGTTTTTTTGTCTCTGCATTTGTTTTTTTTAGCTGGTCAACAGCTTGCGAAGCATTGACCCTAAGTTCAACGTTGGATACTGCCACGGCTTACTCAAGCGATACCAACATCTTAACGACGAACCGCCTTTGCACGATTCCTGGCTTTTTCCTCTTGCTCACCCTTCACTTGATAGTAAGCCGCAAAGTGAACAAGCTCCGCATCGGTCAGTTCCGTACGCAGCTTGCTAACAGTCATCCCAAGTTCGCAGGCCAAGAAAAACTCAAAGTAGAGCCAACTGTCCTGCGTCAGTCGTTTTTTGCTTCTTCCAGCTCAGCATCACCACCAACACCAAACAAGAACAGTTCAAGTTCATTCAGCACAGATTCTGGCAATTCACGCTGCAGCTTGGCTGCATCAGCAGAAGCAAATGCCTTGCTACCGTCTTCCAGTTCAGCCATTTGACATAGCATCTGAGTGCTGATGTCTAGTGCCTCTTGTGTACCGGCAAGGCTTTGTGCTTTCTTGCGATCAGCGCGGGTGATTGGCTTGAAGTACAAGTCAATCACTGTTTCGCCGTCAGCATTTTTTAGTTCAAATTTGCGGCGTTGGTTGAGATCAAACGCACCAACCAAAAGGTCAACTGTGCGGTTTTTTGAAGCAGACATCAGACGCTCATCGTAATGGTATCGTTTGCAGTGAAGTTGATAGAAACAACTTCAAGCTCACCAACTGTAGCAGAATATTCTGCGTTAGTAATCAATGCAGTGAAAGTAATTTTTTTGCCACCAGTTTCGTCTAGGTAAAGCTCCAGCTCAGCATTGGCTGTGTCACTCTCCGTGACGACTTCTTTCAGCAAATCAAGTTTGTCGCCAGCGCCAGGTGCATCATAAAGGACTTCAAGGGTGCCACTGCCACCAATCAAGCCACCGACATAACAGCGAAAGGTTTTGCCGTGATCAGTGACTTCAAGCTGCTCTTTGTCAATGGTCATTGACCATGAACGCACTGCTGCAATTTCAGTCAGTGCGGCCCCACCAGCATCTTTGTCGAATTTGATGGTGCCTTGTTCCCCGCGATAAAAAGCCATGATCAGAGCGTGGTAGTGATGGTGCCGTTAGTCACGAAATTGATGGTGATCACTTCGATTTCTCCCACAGTAGCTGTATATTCAGCAGACGTTACAACAGCATCAAAGCTGATTGACTTACTGCCGCTGGTGTCAAGGTACAGCTCAAACAATGCAGATCCATCATCTGCAGTGGTGTTGATGTGATCAATAAATGCCGCAGTTTCATCACCAGAAGATGCGGTGTAAAGCACTTCACAGCTGCCGGAGCCACTGATGATGCTACCGACATTGCCAGCGTAACTGTCACCCATTGCAGTGGTTTCAAGCACTGCTTTATCCAAGGTTAGTGACCATGAACGAGTGCTGGTAATTACTGATGCGCTAGAACCGGCATCGTCAAATTTGACGCTACCTTCTTCGCCTCGATAAAATGCCATGGTCAGAGTTCCTCGATAAATTCAAAGGTCACACGGACCTG